ATCAGTCATGAGTTGGAAAGCGAGAGTTTGGAAGGGCGTGAGAAGATTGTGCCAGTCGCCGGCACCCGGAACTTCTCGCTGACAAGTGCAAAGTATTTTGACACAGTAGTGCATTGCTCTGTTGTCAATAAACAGCACAGAGCTTTCAGTTCCAGCACTTACAGTCCCACGATCATTACAGGATCGAGACTTGCGATTGATGTTGATGAAAAGAAAGGAGGCGAACTCTCGCTGGTAAGTCTATTCCGTAGGGGTTGACATCGCGGATGAACACTGCTACAGTGGTCTCTCGTTTCTTTCCAAATCTTTTCCAAACCATGAGCACCCAAACTTTTCAAGCTGACCCATGGAAGCATCGTAGTGCAGGTATGCGCTGCAAAACTTGCATGTGGTTTGTTGAAAAATACACTGAAGTTCAGCCAGATAATCGGGGAAACATTGGGCGCTGTCGGCGCCACGCCCCAAGCATGCACGGCTTTCCCGTAGTATTTGCAACTGATTGGTGCGGCGATCACCGTATTGATGAAACCAAACTGTGAGAAGATTATGAGCAACCAAACTCCAGAACTTCCAAGTATCGAAGAAATCTTGCGTGAGCGCGGCAATAGATATGGTCGATTTGTTGACCACGCTGCAGTTACGCAAAGACTCAAGACCGTTATGCACCTAAGTGACAGATGGTGCGAACTTGAGAACGATCAGAAAGAAGCCCTTGAAATGGTTGCTCACAAGATTGGGCGCATTCTCAACGGTGATCCTAACTATCTCGACTCATGGGTTGACATCGTAGGATACACACAACTTGTTGTTGATAGACTAAAAGGAGATCCAAAGTAATCCAAAGACTCTAACATTCCAACCATCTGTTCAAACCAAATTTTTTTCTGAAAGACAATCATGTCCAAAGCTGCATTTGCCGATCTCGATTCCCTGATGAACGCCTCGATGGATGACATCGATGATCTTCCTCCGGTTGGTGTTCCGCCGACTGGCCATTATGGTTTGATCGTGACGGCTTCCCGTGAAGCATCTGGCACCAGTGGCAATGAGTACATCAAGTTTTCCTACGAAGTGGAAAGCGTGAATGAAGTCAAGAATCCTGAGGAAGAAAAGCAAGCTGCCGTGGGTCAGAAGTTCACGCAGATTTTTTCTCCTTTCAAGAAGGATGGCACGGTCAATGATTTTGGCCTGGGCTATCTGAAGGAGGCTTGCGCTCCATTCTCTGGACATTTCGGCACGGGATCGCTGGGTGAAACCATTGCTCAGATCAACAAAGTTTCTGTGGCTGCAAGTCTGCAGCGCAGTCAGGACAAGAAAGACGCCGAGCGTTTCAACTTCCGCCTGAGGGATGTTGTTGTCCTGTGAGTCTTTGACTCCATGATTTGATTGCTTCAAATCCAAGAGCCTGCAGACTTCTGCGGGCTTTTTACTTTGCAGCAAAAATCTTCACAGATTTCCAACCCACAAACCAAGCCATGAGACTAGCACTATTCGCCACGCCAGAAGACAGGCCATATCTGCCGCGCCTCAATGAACTAGTGGGTGCGCATTCTATAAAGGTCAGTGCATCAGACGAAGAATATCTGAGCAGCTTTGCTTCCAAAGTCAAAGCGCACAACTTGGAAGGAGCCATTATTACAAACGCCAAGACAATGACCACACTCTTGGAAGCGCTGGACGACTTCCGTCATCCGCTAGATAAGCGTGGACTGAAAAGACGGCTCAGCCTAGATGATTACGCTGGTTCTTTCTTCTCGATCCCTGGAATCAAACTAGGAATCAACTATGATCTCCCGGTTCTTATCCTCAATCCGCTATCACATCTTGTCACAACTGCGGAAGGTCCGTTTGTTTTCAAGCGGTTCATATCCAAACTCACACGTCCTGAGGATTGGTTCCCGCAGACACAATTTACTTGGGAAGTTTGGAGCAGTTCTAAGAGCCAAGCACTTCTCGATCGCTTTAGTTCTGCACGCTTGCTGGCTGTGGATATTGAGACCTTTATCGATGATCCTTTACGCCGCATTCGTTGTGTTGGTTATTGCGCTTTGTTTGATGACGGTACTACACACGCCGTTGTAGTGCCTTTCAAAGATATGCTGGCGCACCAGTTTGTCCGCAAACTCAATGCGTCGGCGCCAGGCAAGATCTTTCAGAACGGGATGTATGACAATCTATACTTCCTGCGCTTTGGTGTACCAGTACACAACTGGCTCTATGACACTCAGCATTTCTTTCACTCCTGGTATTCAGAACTTCCCAAGCGCCTAGACTTTATTACTGCATTCTGTGTGCGGACTGTGCGCTTCTGGAAAGATGATTCTGCCGGCAGTGAATATAACATGATGGAGTACAACGCCAAGGACTGCTGGTCCACGCTGATGGCGTTTCTTTCCATGCTGCATGAAGCTCCAGCTTGGGCAGTCAATAATTATCTCCAGGAATTTCCACTAGTCTTCCCATGTTTACATATGGAAGCAGATGGGCTGAGTCTTGATCGCGCAGCATTTGACAGCGCCAAGGCACTTGCAGAAACAAGACTTGAAGCTCAGCAGAAAAAATTAGAAGCCTGGTTCGGGGAGGGATTTAATCCTGCAAGTCCTGACCAATGCAAGAGACTCCTGAAAGTTCTTGGCATGGGAGACGTGGAAAGCGCAGATGCCAAGGCTATGAATGCCACGGCAGCAGTGCATCCGTTCAATGAACTCATAGTCTCTGCAGTTCTTGCTTATCGCAAGCAAGCCAAACTTCTGTCAACGTATTTCGTGTGGGAGAAATTCTGGAATGGAAGACTGTACTACAAAACCAACCCTGCTGGAACTGACACGGGTCGCCTCGCTAGCACTGAATCAAGTTTTTGGACTGGACTCCAAATACAGAACATACCTCAAGGTCCAGCAGTTAAGTCATGGATTATCTGTGACAATGATTGGGATGGACTTGCAGAAGGAGACTATGCACAGAGTGAGGCTCGATGCGTTGGATATATGTCAGGATGTTCTGCTCTTATCGAGCTGGTGGAATCAAAATACGATTACCACAGTTGGAACGCGCATAAGTTCTTTGGAGTCGCTTACGAATCTGTTGGCAAGCCACTGCGTAATCTCTCCAAGCGAGTCAACCACGGAGCAAATTACAACATGGGGCCGGGCGTTCTACTCGAAACGATGGGTCCGAAAGCAGTTGCGGAAGCAAGAACACTTCTCGGACTTCCCGGAAAGTGGACGCTTATCCAAGTTTGCCAGCATCTCTTGGGCACATATGAACGCACTTACCCCGAAGTTAAAAGAGACTGGTACGAAGACATCAAGCGAACAATCAAACTGACCAAGAAACTTGTCAGCCCACTGGGCTGGACTCGGCACTTCTTTTCAGACCCTACCAAAGACAAACGAGCACTCAACGCAGCAGTTGCACACGGTCCGCAAAATCTATCAGTCTCAATCATCAATCGTGTTTTCTATTCTATTTGGCGTGATTCTGTGTACGGGGATCTTCGCGGTCTGGTGCGACTTAAAGCCCAGATTCATGATTCTCTGTTCTTTGCTTACCGCGGTGCTGACACTCCTGATATTGTCAGGGGACGCATGAAGTGTCCGGTAGAGATCAAAGGCGTAGATGGAGTCACGCGCACAATGCTTATCCCTCCAGACATGAACTCAGGCGAAAGGGTCTGGGCCAACCTAAAGTGAGACAGCTATGTCCGCAACTCTACATAGCCTGTCAGATTTGTATTTCAAATATACAGAGAAGACAGAGCCGCCAATGGTATTTCACAGATGGAGTCTTATGTCGTGCTTGGCTGCAAGTCTAGGCCGACAATACTTTCTTCCATTTGCGGATTTTCGTATCTTCCCAAATATGTACGTCATGCTGATAGGAGATCCAGGCACACGAAAAAGTACAGCCATTAAGATGGGAAAGAGAGTGCTCAGCGCCACAGGATATGATAAGTTCAGTGCCGAGCGCACATCGAAAGAGAAGTTTCTCCTGGACTTGGAAGGAGTTGAAGGGGACGATGGAAGCGTAAAAGACAGTGGGCAAGTCTTGAGAAACCTTTTCGGCGATGACTACATCGGCGTAGATCCTAGAGAAGTGTTTGTTGTGGCTGATGAGTTCAATGAGTTTGTTGGCTCTGCCAATCTCGAGTTCCTAAGTCTTCTGGGAAGTCTATGGGATTGGGATGACCAAAACGCCCCGTTCAAGCAGAGACTCAAGACAAGTCGCAGTGTCAATATATTCCAGCCCACGATCAACATTCTCAGTGGCAACACACACGCAGGTTTTGCAGAAGCATTTCCGCCACAAGTGTTGGGTCAAGGCTTCATGTCAAGACTTATACTTGTGCATGGTGAAGCCAGTGGAAAGAAGTTTGCATTTCCTGAGAAGCCGTCAGATGATCTCAAACAGACACTGATTGACACGATTCTTGAAATCAAGACCAAAGTCTACGGTGAAGCAACGATCACGTCTAAAGCAAGAGATATGCTGCAGACAATCTATCACAGCTTCGATGGACTTGAGGACGCACGGTTCAAACACTACAGCACACGGCGCTACACTCACCTGCTTAAACTATGTCTTCTGACTGCAGCTGCAGGATTGAGAACAGAGATAAAAGCAGAAGATGTACTCTTTGCAAACACACTGCTCACATACACTGAACATAGAATGCCAAGTGCAATGGGAGAGTTTGGCAAGGCAAAGAACTCAGATGTTGCTGCTAGACTTATCAGTGTGCTGACAGACGCCAAGGGCCCAATGGACACCCCGAGCCTGTGGAAGCAAGTTCAATCTGATCTTGATAAACCTGAAGATCTCAATAAACTTCTCGCTGGACTTGTACAAGGAGGAAAGATTCAATACATCACACGAAGCAAGACAAGTAATGCACAGGGATATTTGCTTGTGCGCAAGATGCTAAGCAATCGTCATGTGTATTGTGATTTCTCATTGTTGAAGGAAACTAATCATGGGTGAAACTGTAATTGTTAGCAGAGAGCTTTTGCAGCAGGCGCTGGAGGCGTTGGAAAGCCTGTTTAACTGGCAAGTTGACCCTGATCGCGGGAAGCGTTGCAGTGACGCCATCACCGCCCTCCGCGCCGAGCTGGCGCAAGCTGGGCATGCAGAGCTGGATTTAGCCGCCGCCTATAATCGCCGACTGCGGCGCCAACTTGAGCAAGAATGGTGTGACGTGCAAAGTATTAAAGCTGCGCAGCAGGAGCCGGAGCCGGTGGCGTGGCTGAAGACCATGTACTCAGGAACGCGCCCAATGCTGGAAGTAGATCACCTACGGAAAGACACCTCAACACCAGTCTACACCGCCCCACCCCGCCGCGAGTGGCAGGGGCTGACGGATGTTGAGTGGATGAACATCGTCAACAACTATGCGTGGTTCGGTATGCGGCCTGACGAAGTAGCGCATGAGGTATGCAAACTTACAGAGACCAAGCTAAAGGAGAAGAATCAATGACACATCGCACAAAGAAAATCCCAATGTATTTCTATGCGCTCATGTACTTCTCTGTGAATCCAGAAGAAGAACTCACAGCGCAGGACATCAAAACAAAATTTGAAGTCTACGCCAGCCCGCACAACAATGTAGCAAACTCTCTGTACAATGTGATTGCTCTGGGTTGGATTTCCAAGCGAACAACCTATAGCAGGGGAATGAGAAACAGAGTTGTTTATTACAGCGCCGGGCCCAAGCTCCTTGAGCAGCTCGGAATCAATAAAGAACTTGCACGAGGATGACGTGACACAGTACCGAAATGAACCGCCGGACTTTGAGGAGGATGACTTCGATGACCTGGACAAAGAGTTTATCTTTTCGCTTCTTCTGTCTCTATCTGGCCTGTGCCTTGTGGTGGCTATTGCTTGTGTTGCCGCTTGGTTTCTCGTTAACTGATTTGTTGAAAGGACTCTCATGACTGCTGCAAAACTTCAAGGTAACTTTGAGACTGTGGAAATCAAACTCACACTCAAAGTCAGCAAACAGCATAATGAAATGCTGGATATGATCGCCGGGCGTGTATATAACATGGATGGGATTGAAGATGTCACAGTCTCTTTACTCGAGCCCAACACTGAAACTGCATCTGCGGAGCCACCGGAAAGAGTTACACATTTTGATTCAAAGATTCGAGCATTCAACAAGTTCTACAATCTGGCCTGCCCTGCGGCCCCGACCATTCCTGCGCGTCCACAGCTTGTCCGGGAACTTAACCAATTCTACGACATCCTGCTTGAGGAACTCAAAGAAGTTTATCCCATCTTACAGTCAGCTGAGTCTTCCCAGAACTTGGAGTCCGACGAAGACGTACTGACAGACATTGCTGACTGGCTTGGCGATATCATGGTTTATTGCGCCAGCCAGCTTGCCAAGTACGGACTGCAATCGGATGATGTCTTGGGAATTATCATGGCCAGCAACATGAGCAAACTTGGGCCAGA